TCTTATTGTTGCAGCATCATTGTTTTTAAAGAAGTTAAACAAATCTGTATAGATTGTTTTTTCTCCAGCGCCAGTTTTTTTCAGTAGGTCAACGTCAGCCTCTGCTCTATCGGCTAATTCAAGTTCTCTAAGACCCGTAGCGCGACCAAGTGCATCTGCTAATAAACCTTCGGTCTTGGGTACAACTCCACCTTTAAGCAGGCTTCCTGCTGTTTTACCAGCAACGCTTGTTCCTTTTAGTAGCGGGTCAGCGGCAATTTCAAAACCAAAGTTAAGTAAACCAGAAGTGATAGCGCCAATACCCATACTAGTATCTCCTAGGGATTTAAAGCCCTGGATGCGTGCTAATTGAACTGTTGCGTCTCTACCAAAGTTGTAATGTTCTTGTCCTACAGCACTTTCTGCATAAAGTGCTGCTTGCTTTTGTTCTCTACCTAAGACACCAGACTTTGCTATATCACGCTGTTGTGCACCGCCAAGTCCAGCACCTACAACAAATCCAGCAATTCCACCAGCAATGGCGCCAGGTGCTGCACCAACTCCGCCAAAAGGTGCGCCTGCAGCAGCGCCAATTCCAGCACCTGCTGTTGCTCCTGCCAATCCACTAGCAATAAAATTTAAAGCAGTAAGCATACCCTTTGCTACGTTATCTTCTGCTGCTCCTCGAAAAAAAGAATAGTTAGAACGTACATTTCTTTGACCAGCCATTAATAAATTTATAGGCTTTTCTGTTACTTCTGAAACTTTTTTCTGTACCGACTCTGGAATAACCTTATCTATGGCAGAACCAAAAAATCCAGATACGGCAGCAACGCCTTTTATTAAATTAACACGACTATTTTCAATATCTTGATTTGTAATTGGACGTGTTGGAGCAAAACGTGACTGTATAACACGGCTTCCATCCTTATTAGGGATTGATTTTGAAGTATCTAAACTTACGCCAAAAGGAATGCGGCCATTAGTTGCTGGAACCGAACTTGACTTGACGTTGTTTCCCATACTTTTTTGAAGATTACCAATGTATTCCCATAAATTCATAGAATGGTCCTAAGGTAATTTACATAATCCTTAGTACCCTGTGAAGTATCTATCTGTTGCGCCCATAATTCGATGACTGGAAAATACTCACGTACTAAATCTAAATCAGGGTCATTAACAACTGGTTGTGGCTGAGGCATCATAAGAGATTCAGAACCAGGTCCAGGTCCAAAGTCAACGCCAGCAGTAATTGGTTCGTCTGGGCGGTCAGATGGTGCAGTTAAAGGACGTACTTCTCCCATAGGCATGCTGCGTGACATAGTCGGTGCAGCAGGTCGTGCTGTAGGTGCTGGTCCAGCCATCGGTGCGCCTTCTTGCTGACGCATTGTAGCCTGACCTTGTCCGTAACCCATACCAGGAATGTACTTGGGAGCCTGTGTTCCATTTCCGCTCTGACCATTGCCACCTAGTGGGTTGATATTAGCAGGATTGTTCTGTGGTGCTGTTGGGCGCATACCTCCGCGATTTTCTACAGCCATGATTCCTCCTACTTAGTTTCTTGTTCAAGAATATGAAACGGTGGTGCCGTCTCGTTATTGTTAATTGCTGCAATCCGCATTGCATCTAATGTACTTGCTCCAGCATGTAGTGCGCCTACTGCGTAGTCACCACCTGAACCAATGCCATAAAATCCTGTGCTATTCATTCCTACTGCAAAATCTGAATCAATTTCAAAAATAGTTCCGTTAACTGCTATTAAAAGACTTAACTCAAACTTGTTTCCTGAATCATCTGATGATTTGCTAAGTTCTATACCAGCAAGAGTAAGTGTCAACTTTAACATCGGCACTACTTTGTTAATCATAAACTCGTAGAGATTCTCTTTTGCTTTAATCGTAAGCATTGGAGGTGTCCATCCATGCAATACAATCTGCAAAGCACGATAGTCACCAGCACCTGCAATAAGATAGTTACCACGCTGTACGGCTTTTACCATATCAGGGTGGGTATATACTTTACCACTTGCTGCAATTCTACTATCGCTGACAACTACGCAGCCGTGCTCTAATTGCACGCCAATTATTGTTGTCATTGTCCCCTACTTTCGTTATCTACGCGTTACTGTTCTTACTGATGCTGTTGGTGTTCCTCCGCCAGTTAGACCAGAGAGTAAACTTTGAATACTTGGTGGTGCTTGTGGTGCTCCTTGTGGCATTCCTTCTGGCATTGGTGCGCCTTCTGGAGAGCCTCCTACTGGAGAACCAGGGGGAACAGGGGACGGTTGCTCAACCGATGGAACCCCAGCAGGAGGAACTTGTTGCTCTGGAGCAAAAGTCGCTTCAATTGCATCTTCAAGTGCCTGTCCCTTTTGGCGTGCCTTGATAACATCGGCAATCTTTCTAACGATGACGCTTGGGTCTCCACCACTTGTAGCCATCTGTGGAATTGCCTGTGTGTATGCAGTAAGAGAACCAAGAAGCGCATCGCGCATCTTTTCAATTTCAATCTTTTCTAGTTCTTGAGATACGTTAACTGTAAATGGAAGTTCACGCATAGCCATATCCTTGGAGATTAATCCACCACCAAGTGCCTGTAGCATGAAGATAAGTCCCTGTGCTGGGTTAAGACCAGCCAACATACCGTAACGAACATCTGCTGAATAATCACCCTTGACATCTTTTCTAGGTGAGTATGTAATTTCATAAGGTGAACCTGAATCTACACCACGGATTGTCTTCTCCTGTGGGAAAATCTTTTCATCTACTTCAAAACATGTGCTAATAACATCACGTAGTGCAGATGCAAAGATTGCTTGAGCAGATTTAACCTGTGTATCAAAGGCTCCCATAAGAGCCTGTACGCCTTGTCCTGTAACAACTGATGCGTTGATATTACCAGTACGTGATTCAGGATAACGAGCACCCACGCGTAGTTCTTGATTAAGCAAACTCTGCTCTGTGAATGCGCCTGCAGGAATGTTAAGTTCTACACGACGTACACCTGCTGGGTTGGATGTGCGAATAACCGCATCTCCACCAAGTTGTAACTCCTGTACATCCTGTGGAAGTACGATAGGTGCCTGTACTGACTTCTCTGCTGCTTCCATCGCAAGTAACGCAAAGCGGTTACGCAGCAATTGAATTCCAAGGATGTCGTCAAACTGTCCACGAAGTTCATCATCGATAGATGGCTTACGGGCTACTACAACCATCATCTTACCCAATGGATTCTTAGCCTGTGAAAGAACTAGATTATCCTTTGTAGGGATGTAGATGATTGATTGGTCTTTGTCGTAGTAACGAATCATTTCAACTTGAGTATTCAAATCCTGCTTGTAGCCAAAGCCACCTAACAAGGAGTATTCGTACTCTGGGAATAATGAAACTAACTCTGCCAAAGAAGTCATGTAGCGTTTTGCAAAGGCAATGCAGCGTCCGTAGCGGTCGAATTCTGGGTAAGCACCCAGTGGGTTTTCTAGGCGGATGCGCGGCAACTTTGCTTCCTCATCCAATTCAATAAAGAATGGGAGGAAACCGTAGGTTAGGTACCAGTCAGCACCTTGGTACATCTGTACCGAAAGGTCTGAATGTGAAAAGTAGTTTGATGCAATACGTGTGCGCTTGTCAGCGAAACCACGTGCTCTATCTGAAACAGAGTTAGCCGCTGAGCAGTTAACCGCAGGAAGCGGAGCCATAACTTCTGACAGGTCGCGTGCGACAATGTCAATAAAGTTGGCAACTACGTTAGCGTCTACTCCGTCTGGAAAGAAGTCAGGGTAGACAGATGCAATATGACCTTTACGAACTGCAAGAACGTCAAGGTTACGACCGTCACGTTCAGCGTTGCGGTAGCGGAGATTTTCAACTCTCGCTGCAACTTGTTCCATCGATAATGCCATTGTTGTCCTAACTATAAGTTTCTTGCCATTGCTCAGCGAATGCTTCGTCTAAGTTCAATGACATACGTTGTTGCTTCTGACTTCTGGTAGCCCAGCGATTAGTTTGGTACTGACCCACCGCAGAAGACTGTTGCATTAGTTCACGTACACGGATGATGGCAAACCATAAAGCCATCACACAGTCAGTTGGGTTCTTAGTATCTGGCTTCCAAGTAATCAACTGCTGCACCAAAGACTTAAGTCCTTCTGAGCCTTCGTTACTTGGTAGTTCTATGATACCGTTGTTCTGATAGCGTTCATTACTGATGCTACCAAAAAGGCTAGCCATAGATGCTACACCAAAAGATGTGTCCCACTTGTTCTTACCTGTAAAGTGTGAATTCAATTGACAACCATAAGTTGCTAGATAGTTACGTAAGTCCGTATCCATAGCGTAGTACTTCTGGTGTGCGTTAATTTCCACACGGAACTCTTGGGGGTGGTACTTCTCAACCCACTCACGAATAAGAGCGTTCTCTTTCTGAGGTGTTGGGTCTGCCATGTTCACGCAGTCAAGTACATATATCTGACCATCGTCGCGGTTGTAAGTTACTGCTACGAAAGCAGAACGACCAGAGACTGCAGGGTCGAAACCAATTACTGTGTAGGTTGAGCCTGCTCTTGCTGGGTGTCCTGGGACGCCAGGTTTAAGCGGTCCACGCTTTCGCATACCGTTAACACATCCTGCAACTGCTGTTGGCGGAAAGATAGAGTCTTGCTGGACGTCTTCTTGCTGGTAGACCATAGCCCATACTGACGGAGCGACCTCAGAGCGACGCTTAAAGAGCGAGGGTCCATCCCACTTGGGGTATAGTCCATCTTCGAATTGCTCATCTAAATCGTTCTCCTGGATGTTGGTCTTTGGCCACAACGTTTTCCAGTTCTGCGGGTTCTCATCAAACTGCAGAACAGCAGGCATAGCACAGTAGGTAAAGGGAGTCTTGCCACCAGTCCATTGTGCGCCATCACGTATCATTTTGTACAAATCTACGGGAGCGACACGGGTTCCTACTATTAGCAGTTTTCCGTGCCGTCCCAGACGTGTGATAACTTCTTTTTGAAGCCATTCAATTTGCTTCTCCCACTCATGGGCATTTGAGTTCATCACAACGTCGTCTAGGATAATCAGGTCGGCGCGTGCGCCGTAAATCTGGGAACCAAATCCAAGTGCTTGCACTGTGGGGTCTTTCTCGCCAGAATCTCGTCCCGTTCCTAAATATATCATGTCAGCAGACCATTGAGTTGCATCTGCCTTGTAGCCTCCATTTGGCCCAAAGGCTGTCTGGAGTTTCATATATGCTGGGTGGCTAAGACGTGTCTTAATCGCACCTAAGAATTTACGTGCCATACCCTGGGTCTTGGACACGATGATAACTCGCGCATTGGGGTTGGTCACAATTGTATACAACGTATAGTTGGTTGTAATGGTAGTTGACTTGGCGTGCTCAGGTGGCACGTTAATGAGAAGACGCTTTGGGTCTCCTGGTTCGTAAGTCATACCTGCAGGTTGCCATCTAGGCTCTTTACCCTCAATTAGGTCTAACCAGTTAAGTTGATGGTCAAACAGGGTTGTATCTAGGAACTGCTCTGAGAAGTCGGGGTAGGAGATATCCTTGAGTTCTGCCAGGTCTGCTTTGATGCCTTTACCCGCAAGGCGGGCTTTTTCTGACTTTTCCTTAAAGGATTCGTCCACCATGACCCATTGACGGAAGGCTGTATCTTGTCTACCCACGGCGGCCATAGCCGCTGTAATGGTAGCACCTTGTTCCAGTAGGGCTAGTACTTTTGCCTGGGCTTCCTCTTTAGGTACCGATTGTACCCCTGGCTTGCGTCCCATTTAATCTCCTAAAAACGCCTATTTAACGGTAGGGCTAAACGGGCATAACTTTGGCACTATAATTATAATTTTATATATTATATACTATAGGAGGAGCGGAGTCTTAAACGGAGCGACTCCGTAATATGTATTTATATACATAATAGATAACCTGTTCAAACAGGTAAATCCGAACAAAGTTCGGGAATATATTTTTCGCAGTAGTACTTTTGAGCGTATATAGCCCCCAAATATAACAGAAAATTATTGTCGGATACTATAGGAGTACAGTCCAACGAAAATTAACAACCCACCCTCAGACAATTCTCAGCAAACCCACAGGAATCTTTAAGGTTTATCTGTCCCATTATGTGAGATGCCTGTCTCACTCCATGAGACGAGGGCATTAGTTGTTCATAGGTTGTTCAACATGAGATTTCTGGAGCATCCGTCTATCTGCCTAGCCTGTGGATAACTAGGGGGAATCTGTCCACAAGTTATCAACAACTGTGGATAAACCTGTGGATAACTTTCAACACAAACCCTGAGAGTTTCCTGAGAGTTATCTGTGAACCCTTTGCCCCTCTGGAATTATCGACAAATCGACACAAGGCTCATGACGTCGGACTAGTCCGACATGGTGTCCCAAATCCTTTTGGGATGCTACAATTTTCCTATGACCAAATGAGGCAAATGTCCTCGGTCATAGAAAAGGAAAATCCCAAATGACAACATCAAAAAAAGCAGTGTCTAGCACTAAGAATTCAGCAGTAGTCGTATCAGCACCAAAAATCGCTAATGCGTGGATTAGTGCTTGCAAGGCATCAGATTCAGCAGAAACAAAAATTGCCGATTCAATCCTCTCTCTTGTCTCTGAACTGGTTGCCTCAAATCTCTCAATCAAGGACAAGCAAAAGGTCATCAAGGCAACTGGCAAGACATCTGGTGTCCTCCTTATCTCCCATGTCGAGGGTTTGCC